AGAAAAATGTGCAAAATATAGTTCCGAGATAGACTGTACAACCAACATGGATATAAAAACACATATTATTTATCCACAAGACAAATGTATTAAAAGGCAGAAGAGCTAGGCATTGAGATATTGAAAACTATTTCAAAGAATATGGGATTGAGGTGTAATATGTGTGAATTTTGTTGCAAAATAGGAAAATTGGAAAAAATCAAGCAAGGAGCTTTTAGAGGCGGATATTATCCCGAAAAAAATGAAACACAAATTGTTGAATTTAAAAATGCATTTCATTTATTTTTCGGATGTAGTGACCCTTTTATGGCTGGAATTGAAATCGAAGATATAAAATTTTGCCCTATCTGCGGTAGAAAGTTGGTGTAGTAATGGCAGAGTCTTTAAGTAAATTGGCAGAAAAATGTAAAAGTTGCCCTAAATCTGAAAAATGTGACCATAAAAGAATGGAGTTATGCGCTTTAGCGGATTTGCCACCACAAAATCTTGCAAGTGCTACACAAGATATTTTGATAGACAATATGTCGCCTATATTGAGGGAAGAAATAAAAAGTCCTTTAAGTCCATTTAGGTACAAAGACGAATTAGAAAAAGCAATAAATGATTCCCATTTTGGAAATATGTTTATGTATGGCGCTTAGAAAGTTGGTGAAAGAATGATATCGTACAAAATAGCATTGTTTATTTACTATCTCTTATCGTTATGGCTCATAAAGAAATCCAAAAATATTAGAGAAGTCGCAGAAGTGGGTTTCTTAAATATTATATTTCTTTTGACAATGATTGTAGCGAACATTTAAGCATATAGAATAGGTGGTGGAAGAATGAAACATCAAAAAGAATGGCACACTTGCGACAGGTGCGGAAAAGAAATAAAAGTGGGGATATTATGCACGAACTCAATCACAAGAAACGGCGTATTGAGTACGACCTACGATTTATGCAATGAGTGCATGAAAGATTTTTGGGGGTTTATGAGAAATGAACAACATTGACAATCCTTTATCAGAGTATCAACCGCCATCTAAAGAAGCATTGAGAAATTTTGGCATAGACATTTCAAGAGAAGTAGTAGAAAAATATGCTTTGGAAAAGTTTGGCAGACTGCCACAAAGCCATATTGAAATGAATTTTGCTAGGGATTCTAAAATAGTTGAAGAAACAAAGAGATTTATAAGGAATGAAAATAATAAATTGTAAAGGAGAAAATAAATTATGAATTTTGGACAGGCAATTGAAGCATTAAAAAACAGCAAAAAAGTAGCAAGAAAAGGTTGGAATGGCAAGGGAATGTTTGTGTATTACGTTCCGGCTGGCAATTTTAAGTCTTATACAGAAATTGGAAAATCTATTGCAGATAAAGACGATTTAGTACATTACAATTCGTATTTTGCTATCAAAAATGTTAATGACACTGTTTCTACATGGGTTCCGTCAATTAATGATTGTTTAGCAGAAGATTGGTATGTAGTTGAGTAGCATATGGGAGCGTGTTTGAGCTATGAGCATGGCAGAAGTAATTAAATCAATAGAGCGTGAAGCGCTTAGAGAAGCACAATCACACGAAATAGGCGGTAGAAATGGCGAGCCGATAGAAACATCCGAATTTCATGATATGACTATTGGCATTGATATTTCGGTCGATGCAGTCAATGAGTATGCAAAATCAATTTTAGGCAGATACCCGGAAAATAATTATGAATTTTCAAGAGCATTAGCAATGAAAATTATAGAGGAAACAAAATCATTAGCGAATAGTGAGGGGAAGAAGTGAGATTATGAAAATAATTAAAAAGGGTGATTTGAACATAGCCAAAAAACCACTAAGATTTAAATGCAAGAATTGTTGGACGATTTTTGAAGCGATTGAAGAAGAATATATATACTGTGGCGACCAACGAGAGGGCGATAACTGGAAGTGCGAATGTCCTTTGTGCCACAAAATGGTTTATTACAGCTAAAATAATGATTGCTGATTATCAACAGAAAGGGGAACATATTATGGCTGATTTGAAAATATTTACAGAAAATATAGAACATGAAGCATTAAATCAGATATATACGCTTGTAAAACAGCCAGCATTTTCGGATTGCAAGATAAGAATTATGCCGGATGTTCATGCAGGAGCAGGGTGTGTTATCGGATTTACTGCTGATTTAGGAGAAAAAGTAATACCGAACATTGTTGGAGTTGACATAGGCTGTGGGATGCTTACTACAAACTTGGGGAATATTGATATTGATTTTGAGAGATTAGATAACATCATTAGAGAATATGTTCCAAGTGGTAGAAAGGTTCATGAAGAAGAAAACTCATCTGTCGCAAGCGATATTATTGAAAAATTGTATTGCAAGGAGCAGTTGAAAAATATAGATTGGCTGAAAAGAAGTTGCGGCACGTTGGGAGGCGGCAATCATTTTATCGAAGTTGATAGCGATAGCAAGAATAATAAATATCTTGTTATTCATTCGGGAAGTAGAAATGTCGGAAAGCAAGTCGCAGAAATATATCAGCAAATGGCGATTGCTGATATTTCGGGAAAATCGAATTTCAAACAAGATAGTGAGAAATTGATTTCTGAATACAAAAAATGTAAAAGAGAAAGAGAAATCAGCAAGGCTATCAAAGAATTAAAGCAGTCCTACGAAGCAAATACAACTAAAATCCCTAGAGAGTTATCATATCTTGTTGGAAAACATAGAGAAATGTATTTGCACGATATGAAATTATGTCAAGAGTTTGCGGAAATTAATAGAAGAGCCATTCAGAGCATTATTTGTTACTATATGGGGTGGGAAGTTACAAAAGAAACTGAACGATTTCAAACGATTCACAACTACATTGAACACGATACAAATATTGTCCGTAAAGGTGCTATTTCTGCAAAAATGGGGGAAAAGGTACTGATACCAATAAACATGCGTGACGGTTGCATTTTGGGAATTGGCAAGGGAAATGAAGATTGGAATTATTCAGCGCCGCATGGAGCAGGGCGAACAATGAGCAGAACAAAGGCAAAAGAAAGCATTTTGCTAGAAGAGTATCAAAAAGCAATGGACGGAATATTTACAACATCTGTAAATACATCTACGATTGATGAAAGCCCTATGGCATATAAAACAATGGATGAAATAATTGGAAATATAAAAGATACCGTTGAAATAGTTGACATTATAAAACCGATTTACAATTTCAAAGCAAACGAATAAAAACAATTACCGGCTACAGATTGATTGTAGTCGCTACCCTAAAACAGTTATAGGCAGAGGTCTATAAGCACCTTTGCTTTTTAAAAGTGGAGGTGCTTTTCTTATGGCTAGTCAGAGCCTTATTTCCACAGTAAACGGATATGAAAACTACATAAAGGATAAAGGAAAAGACGAGCAAGTAATTAATGCCTATGTAGACGCTTGTAGTGTAGCCATAAACGGCGAGAAAGATATTGAGTATGGACTACAACTCACTAAGAGGGCAAAAGAGCTTATAGAGGGCTTCTGCACGGCTAAAACAGGTGGCACGATTTGGGATTTGGAAAAATACGCATTCGACCACAAAACCACATATGAGCTGATAAACAAAAAATATGAGGTTTTGCTACTTGAAGCCCAAAACAAAATAGTTGACAGCTATTTTCAGTACATAGAGAAAAAGCGTGAGCCTAAAGACAGATTTTATATGCCACGTAGAAAACAACTAATCAAAATCGGGCTTGTGGACGCACTGCAAGGCATGATTGATGATAAATACGACATATTGTGCGTGAGCCTAGTGCCTGGAGCTGGAAAGAGTACGATTGAGAAATTCTTTCATTCGGCAGTTGCCGGTTGGTTTCCAAAAGACTACAGCCTATTTTATTCACATAGTGGTGACATTACACGAATGTACTACGATGGAGTGTACGACATTGTTACCAATGATGATGATTATGCATGGCATGACATTTTTCCTAAACTATCAGTTACAAGCACGAATGCCAAAATGGAGCAATTCAATATTGGCAAATACAAACCTTTTCCGTCAGTACAATGTACTTCTGTTGGAAGCAAGAATGCCGGAAAAGTCCGTGCAAGTAAATTTTTGCTAGTTGATGATATGATAGGCGGAATTGAGGAAGCCTTAAACCCCACAATACTTGATAAGTTGTGGGATAAATACGCAGTAGACGCAAGACAGCGTAAGACACAAGATACGGACGGAAAGCCGTGTAAAGAGATACATATTGCCACTCGTTGGAGCGTACATGATGTTATCGGACGCATTCAAAATATGTATGTCGGAAATCCAAGAGTCAAAACAATATCGGTTCCCGATGTAGACCCGGTGACAGGGGAAAGCAATTTTGATTATGAGTATGGTGGTTTTACGAAAGAGTTTTTTGCCGACCAACAATTGCTCATGGACGAAATCTCTTACCGATGTTTGTATAAACAGGAACCTATCGAGCGTGAGGGTCTATTGTTTCCCGATGATAAAATCCGCAGATACTTCAATCTTCCACATGGTGAACCGGAAATTATCACAGCTCAATGCGATACAAAGGGAAAAGGCACAGACTATTTTGTTATGCCAATACTGCAAAAATATGGCGAGGACTATTACTGCATTGATTGCGTGTGTGATAATACGGCAGACTATGAAATGCAGTATGAAAACGCATCAAACACATTAGTCAATAATCAAGTACAAGAGTGCGAGTTTGAGCGTAATGCCGGTGGTGACAGAGTGGCTATGGAAGTTAATAAGAGAGTTGAAAACAAAGGGTGGATATGCAACATCACTGATGTACCGACAGAGACAAATAAGGAAGCACGTATTTTTCAGTGTTCTAACTGGATTTTACAACATATTATTTTTAAAGACCAATCACTTTATAAGCCTAATGAGCCTTAT